CAATAACCAATTTTGGTGCTAGTTATTCATCTGCTACAGCAAATGTTGCATTACCAACATCTGTTAAAAATGGAAGATATAATCTTCAATCTAATATTGTAACCGCAATTTTAGTAGATTCAACGGGCAATTCTATAAATCACGGATTAGCTGCTAATGATACTATCAATGTTTCATTTACATCTAATTTAAATGGTTCTTATAATGGATTATACACCGTAAGATCTGTACCATCAAGTAAAAAGTTTAAATTTGCTCTCGCCAATTCAAATACTATAGTAGGTAATATATCTTTAAATAGTAGACAAGCAAACATTAGTCCGGTTGTTGGTACATTATGTAGCTACTATGGTTACTATATCGGTAAAGAAGGTCAAACAGATGAGCAAATTAAGATACAAGATAGTTATTACTATCAAGATTATTCTTATGTCATTCGCACCACACAATCTTCTATTTATTGGAAGGAATTAGTTAAAAAAATTCTACATCCGGCAGGTATGGAATTATTCGGAGAAGTTTATATCGAAGTTACTGGAGATGCTCCTACAGGGGTATCTGCACGAATGATAAATGTATACGATGCTATAGTAACACTAATTAAACTTTTATCGGCAACTACATCAGTAACTATACCAACTGCTGCTAGTACTATATCTGAACTTTCTATATACGATCAAGCATCTAGAAATAGTAGGTATGCTATAGGTCCTACATACGAAACCTTGGAGAAATTTAAATTTGCCTATACCGATTTGCGAATATATGACGTTGGTGGTATAACTTTAGATAAATTATCTACATCGATAAATGAACCTTATATTTTACCACCTCCAAATTCAATTAAAAAGGCATGATCGAATTTTGTTTTAAATAGTGGATTCAGTACAGATACTGTTTGGACTAAGGAAACGGGGTGGAGTATTTCGGCAGGAAATGCCGTAGGTATGGCAACATCTGCAAATTTAAGTCAATTAACTACGGTGTCTGCAGTAAATGAAACAATTTATTATTGCCAGTATGAAATTAAATCTGTTTCTACAGGAAGTATTAGAGTAAATTTAACAGCAAATGGATATAGTAATTCTTCGCCAGTAAGATCTTCAGTGGGTACATATACTGATTACTTCTTATTAATATCAGCCAATATACTGGCAAATGCAAATTTAGTTGTCTCAAGTACAACATTTACAGGTAACATCAGTAACATAATATTAAAACCATTGGAAACCGTCATTGGTTAATTATAAATATTACACAAAGTTTTGGAGATTTTAGATGGCAGCTATTATTACAAAGGATATGAGACTTCACAATGCTAAGCAATTTGTGGAGGCTGTATCAGAACCCGCAAATACTAAAATTTATGCATTTGTAGGTAGGCCTGAGAATTGGGCAACAGAAGGTTCACCCGATACACCTTTAGATACATATCGAGCCCAAGTTGATGTGTGGGATGATATGATTTCACTGAAAAAAGTTAATGATTCTGATATTATCCATGTAATTCCTAGAAATAATTGGGCATCTGGTAATGTTTATGCGCAGTATAGTGATGCTTTATCGGCATCCAACTTATTTTCATCGAAATATGTAGTAATAAACTCTAGCTATAACGTATATAAGTGTTTGAACAATTCAAATGCCCAGTTATCTTCTACCGTAGAGCCTACAGGTACTGGATTGACAGCAAATAACTTAGTTTATACTGCTGATGGTTATACATGGAAGTATATGTATAACATCGATACTGCAAATGTTTTAAAGTTTGCCACGACTACATTTATTCCAGTAAAACAAGATGCATCCGTTTCTACGAATGCGGCAAATACTAAAGGCATTTACGCTTATAGAATTGTTTCTGCAAATGTAGGTTCCGGAGCAGTTTCGGATAATGCTACAATTACTATCGTAGGTGATGGTTCTGGTGCTACAGCAAATGTTAGAGTTTCTTCGGGTAATATTTACAAAGTAAATGTTCTAAATCCTGGTTCTAACTATACTATAGCTAATATTATTACAAGTTTAGGTAATGCGGTAATAGAACCCATTATTGCACCGGTTGACGGTCATGGTTATGACAATATAGATGAACTAGGTGGGGTTTACGCAATGGTCAATATTCGTTTAGAGCAATCGGATGCGGATATACCAAATAATACAAAATTTAGACAACTTGGATTAGTTAAGGATCCATATAATTATGGTACAACTACAATTGCAACTGCAGATACATTGCGCAATTATGGTAATTTAAAAATAACAGGTTGCGGAACATATGCATCTTTGATTGTAGCAGGAAATGTACTAACAGATACAACTACTGGGGCAAATGCTCTTATAGTTAATTATGCGGGTAGTGATGTTATTAACTATATTCAAACGAGAACAGCATCACCAAATATTTTAGCTAATTTTACAAGTATAAATGTTGGTGACACTATAAAAATTGGAACACAAACACTTGGTACTGTTGATGTTAGTGGTAAAGGTAATGCTACTATAGCACAGAATACAGGTGAAATTATATATGTTGATAATAGAAACGTGATAGCTAGGGCTAGCGATCAAGTAGAATCTTTATACGTTGTTTTAGAATTCTAAAAGAGAAAAAATGACAGTAAATTTTAATGTAGAACCATACTTCGACGATTATGATGAAACTAAAGGATTTCATCGTATTTTGTTCAAACCGGGTGTAGCTGTACAGGCTAGAGAACTAACACAGTTACAAACAATTTTACAAAAACAAATTGAAAGATTTGGGCGCCATGTCTTCAAAGAAGGAGCAATGGTAGTACCCGGTCAGCTTTCAATTGATACGAGCGTTAAAGCTGTTAAGTTAGAAGCTACAATTGTAAATCTTGAAACCGTTTTTTCCAGTGCTAATGTTTTAGTTACTGGTGGAACTAGTGGTGTAGTAGCCTCAGTTGTCAAGGCTGTAAATGCAGAAGGATCAGACTCACCTACTATTATTGTTAAGTTTTTGAAAACAGGAACAAATAATAGTAAAACTATTTTTGATGATGGTGAAACACTTACAATTTCTGGATCTTCTTCTACATTAACAACAGTAGCGTCTAGTTCAGTAACAGATAGTTCTATAGCATCAATACAAAGTGGAGTATATTTTGTACTAGGTAACTTTGTTTCCATTGATGCTCAAAGTATAGTTTTAGACAAATACAGCAATACACCGTCTTATAGAATAGGTTTGGCTGTAACAGAAGATTTTATTACTGAAGAGGATGATTCATCATTAGTTGATAATGCGCAAGGTTCATACAATGAAAATGCACCCGGTGCACATCGTTATAAAATCTCTCTAACGTTAGATAAACTTTCTTTAACATCAACATTAGATCAAGACTTTATAGAATTATCTAGAATTGAATCTGGTGTTATACAAAATCTTGTAAGCAGAACCGAATATTCTGTTCTGGAGAAAACACTTGCTCGTAGAACATTTGATGAATCTGGCAATTATACAGTTCGCCCCTTTAGAATACAGATTAGAGAGCACAGAGATAACAATCGCGGTACATGGTCTGCAAGTAAAGCAAACATTCTGATCGGTGATGTTATTGCTTACAATGGAAACTCATATATTTCACTTACTTCGGGAACAACGGGTTCTACAGCTCCCACACATATAAGTGGTTCAGTTAGTGACGGTTCTATTTCTTGGTTGTATTCTACCAAACCCGTATATAATCGCGGAGTTTATAGTGCCGATACAGGAGGGGATGAATCTAAGTTAGCAATCGGATTAGAACCTGGTAAAGCATATGTTCAGGGGTATGAAATTGAAAAGGTTGCTACTCAATATATTCCGGTCTCTAAAGCCAGATCATATGACACAGTTTCTAGCGATATTATTGCGACAACAATTGGCAATTATGTAAAGGTTTCAAATGTTTTTGCTAATGCTACTGCTACTTTAGGTGTAACAAGTTTCGGTACAGTTAATTTGTATGATGCCTTTACTGTAACTCGTGGTGCTGTAACAGCAAACATAGTTGGTACTGCAAGAGTTAGAGATCTAACTTATGATTCAGGTAATGCTGCTTCTACAGCCGGCATATTTAAGTTATCATTATTTGATATTAATATGAATAATGGTAAATCTTTTGCTAGAAATGTAAAGCAAATTGGTAATGTTGCTTCAGGTGTATCTTTCACAGCAGATATTTCTCCAGAATATATTCAAATGTCTGGAACTATTAATGCGTATGCATCAACAACAATAACCGGATCGGGTACTAAATTTAGTACTGAATTGGCAGTGGGTGATTGGATTTACTTTAATAATCCTACTGCGGATAAAAGAAAAGTAACTGCAATTGCTAGTGATTATAGTTTAACTATCGATACTGTAGCAACAATTACTAATTCAATACCATATAGAATTGAAGCTCTTTTATATGAACCCAATCTTCGTTTTGCTATGTTTGAGTTGCCATATGTAGCAATAAAGCAAACAAGTGGACCTTCATATACAGTTACCAAATCCGTTGAGGGAACCTCAACGGGTTCAGGTACATTGACCATAACAGGTGACACCTACAATGCATCTGCACTTACAACAGATTATGTTGTAATTAATAGAACCACGGGTGCTATTGAAAATCCAACAATTACTACGTCAACAGGTAGCGTAGCTCTGTCGGGTTTAGCTCTTGCCAATGCATATACTGTTATAACTCCAGTAGTTAAAACAATAGATGCAAAAACAAAAACACCTACAGTAACAACATTGACTATAACTAATGCCAATATCTATAGCCAACCATCAATATCTCTGAATAAAGCAGATGTTTATAAGGTTGATAGTGTTAAAATGACTGGTAATACCATTGATATTACTGATTGGTTTACATTAGACAATGGACAGCGAGCTACACACTATGATGTATCAAAATTAGTTAAAAAACCAAATTATCCCCCAGTTGCTGGTAATATTTCAGTGGTATATCGTTATTTCGCACATGGTTCGGGTGATTATTTCTCTGCAAATTCTTATAGTACCGTACAAAGAACAGATGTACCAATTTTCTACGGTGAAGGCTATTCTATTAGATTGACCGATGTACTTGATTTTAGACCAAGAAAAGATGACACAAACTCCGATTTTTCAAGTTCAGGTAGTTCAATAACTTCTTTACCTAGAAGAGGATTCCAAACCAATTTTGGATATCAGTATTATTTGCCAAGAAATGATAAAGTTGTACTAGATCCTGATGGCAATCTTTATGTTATGAATGGCACAGCTTCTCTAACAGCGCCAGAACCCAATGAACCTGCCCTGGGTATGACACTATATAAACTAAATTTACAACCGTATACATTTACAACACAAACACCCGATGTAACATTTACCTATATTGATAATAAACGATATACAATGAGAGACATAGGTACTCTTGAAAAACGTTTAAATCAAGTTGAATATTACACCGCTCTTAATCTCTTAGAACAAGAAACAAAATCATTGACTATTCTTGATGATGAAGGTTTAGATCGTTTTAAGAATGGATTTATTGTAGATAATTTTGAGGGGCATGGTGTAGGCGATGTTTATGCATCAGATTATAGATGTGCGATTGATATGGAAAACAATCAACTTCGTCCTTTCTATAAAATGACAAATATCAATCTAATAGAAGAAAACAACACCGAATCTGCTAGAGTTGCATCTAAATATCAGGTTACTGGAGATCTTGTAACTTTACGTTACACTCATACACCTTTAATAACTCAACCATATGCATCTAGAACAGAAAATGTAAATCCTTTCTCTGTAGCGTATTTTAATGGAAGATTTACATTAACACCTTCATCAGATGAATGGTTTGAAACTACACGTAGACCTGATGTAATCATTAATGATGATGGTAACTTTGATGCTATAAGATCATTAACTGAGGCCTCGGGTGTTTTGGGAACAGTTTGGAATGCATGGGAAACTCAGTGGGTTGGTACACCACAAATAGAAACCGTAAATCTTGGACGCCAGTTTATTGAAGATCAAGATAGAATGGTTAATTTGGGCACTTTACAACGCGAAACTACACAAATCGGTCAAGCTAGATCTGGCGTAAGAACATCTGTTGTTGCAAAAGTTGATAGCAGAGTAGTTGATGATAGAGTAATATCATTAGCAGCGATACCATTCATGCGCTCTAGAAATATTGTATTTTTAGCTAGAGGAATGAGACCCAATTCAAATGTATATGGTTTCTTTGACGGAGTACCTGTTTCTAGCTATATCACACCAGTTGCAAAAGCAACTTTAACAAGTATTACAGGAACTTTTGATTATTTAACTAATGCAGAAACATATGATACCGCTGCTGCAAGGAACAGAAGAAGAGTGGGTACCGATCCTGAACCCGCATTCAATCGCGGTGATGTGGTTTATGTGTATAACTCAGGTGTATATACAGAAGCTACTTCAAACGGTAGTGGTGTAGTAGCATTTGTTGAAAGTAGTTCAACGGGAAATATTCTACATCTAGTAAATATTCAAGGTGAACTAAAAGCTGGTAATCAAATTAAAGGATCAATATCAGGAGCTACTGCAACATTAGTATCAACTGTGGGCTCTCCAACGCAAGGTAATACATTAGTAACAAATGTCAACGGAGATGTAGCTGGTGTATTTGATATACCAAATTCTGATTCTATCAGATTCCGTACAGGTACACGAGAATTAAAATTAACAGATTCTTCAACCAATTCTACACAAACTACACAAGCTAAAGCAACTTATACTGCAGCTGGTATTTTAGAAACAAAACAAGCTACAATAATTTCTACTAGAACAGCAGAAATTGTTCGTGAAGCGGTAACTGATCAACAAGTTATCATTCAAACTAACGAAACACAAATTGAAAGAAATACTGATGGTGGTGGAGATGGTGGTGGAGATGGTGGTGGAGATGAACCTTTAGCACAAACCTTTATTGTTGATCAAGCTGGAGGATGTTTTCTAACTAAGGTTGATCTATATTTCTTCGCGAAGGATGATAGTTTACCGGTTAAAATTGAAATTCGTGAAGTAGTTAATGGTTATCCTGGCAAACGTATTCTTCCATTCTCCACAGTATTCAAGACACCTGAACAAGTTGTTACTTCTGATGATGCTACGTTAGCAACAACGTTTACATTTAATAGCCCTGTATATTTGCAAGATGGAGT